AGTTGGACTGTTGGCCAGATTGTGCAAAGTACCGAGATGACGAAAAAGTTGCACATCCCGATAACAGCCAAGAAACGGCGAGTAGCGCGAGTAAACATCGCAGTTTCTTTATCAGGTTCTCCGAAGAGGTTCTTTTGTAGTTCTGCATTTGCTCTTGATACCGCAAGTTCCCTTGCTAGCTCCCTTTTTTCTGCTGCTGCTTTCTTCTCGGCGATACTTGCAATGAGTCCACCAGCCATTTTGAGAAGAGATCCCATTCCGGTGGCGCCAAGTGTCGACACGAGCATTGTTATAAGTCCAAACATAACTAATTGATATTTATACCTTTACATCTGTTTAAAGATTGGGTATAATAGTTAGGAAACAATCAAATCCAACTTATCAACAACTTATAAGATTGTTCTTTTAAACTTTTTTTACAACTCTTTAAGTTATTGATTATAAAGTATTTATACAACTAACTTTCATAAGTACTTGATGATCAATCATTTAAAAACTATTTACTTTTCCGAAAAAATAGTGTAGAATATACCCATGATAGAAAAATTGGTAATTGCTGATGGAGAATGGTATGTTCTCGAAGAAATTGATGGAGATATCGTTTGGGTATCTGATAGAGATGGTGCTGAATTTGAATTCCCTCTTTATGACGTTACTTTCTTTCATCCAACGGGGTACGATTCCATTCTTGAGGATTTAGTTGCCAAAAGCGAGAATTAAGCCTCAATTTTACACTTTTTTAACAAACTTTACTATTTACTTTTGCTAAAAATTGGTCTAGAATATCAACATAATCAAATTAATCAATATGACAAATACTGAAATCAATACCACCCTCGAGAATATCCTCAACGATGTAACAGCCGATGGAACTCGTCTCGTAACTCGAGCGGTTCTAATCTCAAAGGCGATTACCGCCGGTCTTGAAGAAAAGCACACCTATCGTATCTTAAAGCCAAGCGCTCGTTCAACGATTCGTGGATATTATGATGCCATTATAATGGGCAACATTCTCAATCCGACAACTTCAATGAAGATTGAAAATCTTGAGGTAGTCTCAACTGGTGAAGATTCAAAGGTGGAAGAGGAACCTATTAAAATGGATATCGAATCGTCTGAAAAATCTTCCGGTACCTATGATTACGACGCGATTCCTTATACCGAAGAAGATATCGCTGAGGAACTCTCCTTGATGGGAACATACCTTTAATTTACAGTCATCAATCTTTAGAGTAGATTATTATGAAAACAATAGCTATTAGCGCTTCTCTTATCTCTATCATTCTCGCGATTCCCGGAGAAGGTTCTCAACCAAAGGTTCGTTTCTCTGACGAGATTGTTGCCGCTACTTTGATTCTTGAAGCGGGTGGTGAGTATCACGAAGGTGCAATGGAAGCGGTCAACGAAATCATCGTGAATCGTGCCGCAAAACGAAAGATGTCCGAAGCGATGGTTTGTCTTCAAAGGTATCAGTTCTCTTGTTGGAACGACAAGGACGCTCAAGCCGGAATTCGTAAGGCGATGAAACATCCTCGTTGGAATGAAGCATTACGGATTGTTCAAAGTCCAACTACAAATTATACGAGAGGTGCTGATCACTATCACGCCGACTACATTAAGATTCCCTATTGGGCTAAGAGTATGACGATCACCACCAAGATCGGGCGACACATCTTCTATCGATAATGTATTACTGCGACGAATTTCCCGGCCTATTCACAATCCGAAAACCTATGCAACTTCAACTACCGCTCATCTATGACGACGATCTCTATCCTCTTCATCCCACAATTTTTGACTTTCTTGATAAGGAATATTACGTTACCTTTTGGGTTGGAGAATCTCGAAATGCAACCATGTCCGGTAAGATCATCGGCCGAAGAAAAAACGGAAAATTTATTGTAGATCCGGGCGGGTCCGGATACCATCTCTTCGAGGCAGAGTTCTCGGATATCGTAAACATCTCATCACAAGCTTGTGAAGATATCATCTCATCACAAGAATTTTAAATTTCTCACACTTTTTAATTTACATTTGACGAAATTAATATAAGATACTATCTATGAAAATAAAACATCGTGGTAAGAAGTTTATGCGCAATGGTATGATTTCCGCTCCGGAATCCAAATGGACCGGAGAGGAACCAACATGGGAAGGCGCATCCGAATGGGAAGAAAGTAAGATTTATCGAACGTTTAGTCGAGCTCTTCATTTCTATAATTATTATCTTGACACCGACGATTACGTACCGATCATTTTGGATTATCTCAAGGACAAAAAGCCAAAGGATAAGATATCTCCAAAGGTCATAAAGAAAGCACCTCGATGTATTGAGATCGTTAGCTGTGGTAAGTTGGCAAGAATGATCAATCTTGGCATGCCTGAGAAGCATGGAGGTAAGGATTACTCTTCGGAGATTCATTCCTACATTCAACGAATAGGGAATAAAGCACCCATTGAAAAAAAGAAGGAAACAACCATACGAAAAGGTCCCTCGGTTTTTGATCTTGTTCAAGAAAAACTTCGTGAAGGAGTACTTATCTATCTTGAAGAAATGCTCGATGGTTGGATTGTAAATGAGACCGCCAATGTTCAAAAGATTAATGTTCTCTCGCTTTTAAAGGGTGTTGGATCTCCGATTGGCGCGGTGAAATGCGTTAGTGATTGGCTTGAAAAACAACGTGCGGAATTGATTGAGGCGCGCGACAAGACATGTCCTCAGATGGTTGAAGGATATTCTTATCTCTCAAAGCCGGCGATTAAACGTAGGATTAAGTTGCTCGAGGATATGCTTAAGGATGTTGAACTCTATAAGGCATCAAAGAAAGCGCAACAAAAGCCACGAGTCAAGAAAGAAAAGAGTGCCGATAAGCTCGTTGAAAGAATGAAGTATCTTACCTCATCACCGGATTATGGTGTCGCCTCAGTCAATCCGATTAAGATTATTGGATCCGAGAAGGTATACCTATTCAACGAAAAATATAGACGCCTAACAGTGCTTGAGTCACTCGATAAAGATGGACTCACAGTGAGTGGTAGTAGCATTAAGAACTTCGATGAAAAGAAGTCCTTCGCCATCTCGTTACGAAAACCAAAGGATGTCCTCGTGATAATTACAACTAAGACCGAAAAACAAATCGCCAATGCGATCTCTAAGCTCACAACGAAGAAGAGTAAAGCCAATGGTCGCGTCAACGATAACACTATCATCATAAAAGCATGATCGAAGAGATATCAATTAAAACAGCAATCACCTTTGATGAGTTAAGACTCAAAGTGGAAAAATATGTCCAATTAGATAAGATGTCTTATACCGAAGCAATAATTGATATTTGTCAAGATAAAGATATTGATCCAGTTGACATCGCGAAAATTATTCGTGGTCCATTAAAAGAGAAACTTGAGGCGGAAGCTATGGAATTAAATATCATCAAGCGTACTACCGCTTACTTAATGTGACTGGATATCAAACATTCTTGGTCTATCAATCAATAAGATTGCACTTTACGCATGGTCAATCATATGACGCCACAAGGTACAATTTTAAGACGTCGGCAAAAGAGTCGAGCTTCAATTCTCGTAAAGATCGATTCTTTTTCGAAAGGATTGGACGAAAGTATCAATCTCTCGATCGGATAGTGGATTATTTCACAGCCAATTTTCTCATTGGTCTTTATTGGATCGGTGACATGAGAGAGGAGAATCTCAACGATTTTGATAAGAGAATGGATTCCCTTTCCTATCGATTTGAAACGGATCTTAGGACACTTCATGAGGAATGCGACTCATTTGACAAGATTTGTACTACCTCAATCGCATTTGATCTCCTGATTCCTCATAGAATCAATTTCGAAACGGTAGCCATTATGGACATATTGGTTGATTTCTGCAACAGACTCAGGAGTGACTTGAGTGATCCACTCGGGATGTACGATGAGCAGATCCAAAAGGTTTTAAAGTATAAATTATTATTACGCAGACGAGACTTGCCTTACGATAAGCTGAAAAATATTGTTAAAAAAGTATTTACAAAGTGACTCAAATATGGTAGTATTGTCTTCGAAACACACAAAAACAAACATACACTGTAATATAAAAAATATATGTCATTCGAAAAACTCAAAGCAAATCGACTAGCGTCGATCGAAAAGTTGGTAAACGCAGCCGAAAGCGCCTCGGAAAAAAAGTCCTATGGTGATGATCGCGAGTGGAAAGCAACTGTTGATAAAGCGGGCAATGGTTATGCCGTTATTCGCTTTCTACCTTCGGCAAACTCCGAAGATTTACCGTGGGTCCGCTATTGGGATCATGGTTTCAAAGGCCCAACCGGCAGGTGGTATATCGAGAACTCACTTACATCAATTGGTCAAAATGATCCAGTTGGTGAAATGAATTCTCAACTGTGGAACTCGGGAAGAGAGGAAGACAAGGAAATCGCTCGTCAACGTAAACGTCGTCTGCATTACGTATCGAACATTCTTGTGATCTCCGACTCAGCGAATCCGACAAACGAAGGTAAGGTCTTTCTTTACAAGTATGGAAAGAAGATCTTCGATAAGATCATGGATGTGATGCAGCCTCAGTTCGAGGATGAAAAACCTATCAACCCATTTGACTTCTGGGGTGGAGCGAACTTCAAATTGAAGATTCGTAATGTTGAAGGTTATCGCAACTATGATAAGTCAGAGTTCGATTCTGTTACCGAACTCTTTGATGGTGATGAAGATAAGTTGAAGAAGGTCTATGACAATCTCCATGGATTGAATGAGTTCATCGATCCGTCAAATTACAAGTCATACGCCGAACTGAAGAAGAAGTTATACGAGGTACTTGGTGAAGAGGATATCGCCAACACCTTTTCGGTAGAACAAACTACCGAGCTCAATGAGACCCGTGAAGAGCGAGTGGACGCACCCGCACCGAGGAGCGAGGATCAGAACGTTAGTTCATCAAACGATGATGATGGTGAGGAAGAAGACACCTTGGCGTATTTCGCCAAGTTGGCTCAGGACTAACCGAACTGATAAACAAATACAAGGGGCGATACTGGAGAAATCCGGTATCGCCTCTTCTGGTATGTAACAGTTTTTATGTTACTAAAAACCGTATGCCGCGGTCGTTAAAGACCAAGATTCTTCGGCGTGTCTACTATTAGATATGTTCACGTTCGAAGCATTTACGGTTGTGTTTTGAGGAGCGGCGCCACCACCACCCGCAACAATCACTGGTGCTGGTTGTGTCTTTGAGTCTGCGATAGTTGACATTCCAACTTCCATTTGAGCGCCAGTATTATTTCTTGATGCAGGAGAAAGTTTTTCTTTTATTGGTTCCGATGTTCCAGATATTTTATCCGTTCCGGTTGAAACTGCTGCGCTGCTAACAACATTAGCGGTCCCCTTTGCGATTCCACCAATTGATGTACCACCACTTCCTGCTCCTTCTTCTGGAATTCCACCATAGATTGTATTAATGGCCGCTTTTCCAAGAAGGTCAACTGGAAGAAACTTCGCCAATTGTCTCGCTATAAATCTACCTGCAAGATCACCTCCAGCTGCAGCAACAAACGATCCCAAAAATCCTGCTCCACCTGTTGCTGCATTAAGTAAAGCTACAGCTATAGCTGCTCCAGCAGGCCCGCCAATTGCTTCTAAAAGTCTTGTACCAACTGCTTTTTCTTTTTCTTTAGCAGGCAAATCCGGATTAGCGAGTATTTTCTTTATATCTTTATTTGCAAATATTCCTTCTATGACTGAACCTAAAATTGGAACTTTACCCAACACCTTTAGTATCTTTGGAGCACCACCTTTGATAAACTTAGTTACAGGGGCACCTAATTTTTCAGATGCCTTCGTTGCCAACCCCTTTGCTACACCCGCAACTTTTCCGCCAGCAGCTTTAACACCACCCACTGCCTTAGCACCTAACGACTTTGCACCACCCGCAACTTTACTAAAAAATCCTCCAGCCTTTTTGGCAGCAGTTCCAATACCACTCTTTGCGAGTTTTTCGGTAAGAGTTTTGGTGATACTACTTACTCTTGATTTTAAGCTAGAAACAACATCATCTATTCCACCTTTGAGCGATCCGAGAGCTCCAGTCAATCTTTTTGTTATTCCAGAAACTGCTGAATTCATCCCTTTTCGGAATGATCTAGTTACTCCTTGAAAGGCTTTCCTAAATGTTTTACCAAGACCTTTGGCACCTTCTTTAAAAGCACCAAGTTTTTTATTAAGTTTATCTGTGACGTTTTTGGCAAAATTGATTCCTCCTTGAACCCAACCTTGAACAGCACTTTCGAGGTTTCCGGTTGCCGCAAGAATTCCCGTTAGAGCAGTTGCAATAAGTAGTCCTTTACCTAAACCATTCAATAGACCCTTTCTCAACTCAGGTCTATCTTTTTCATCTTTTTCATTTTTATCAAGAAGTTTTGCGAAAAGTAAGTTCTGTTCTCTTCTTCTTTCTTCATCCAATAAATCATTTCCTGTCATTTGTGCTGCAAGATCATTGATCGATTTTGCAACTAAAATGGTGGCTTCAACATTTTTTTGTTGTTTATCCGCTATAAAAAGACGTTGCTTACTCTCAATTTCGAATCTTCTTTTGGCAAGTTTTCTATACTTTCTTTCAAAAAATTTATCCTTTAAATATCGTACAGTATTAATAGCGAAGCGAATTCTTTCTCTTCTTTTTTGTCTTTCAAATCTTTCTCTATCTTCATCACGATGTTTTTTACTAGATTCTCTTAAATCTGGCAAATTGGTAGACAGAACTTCTTCAGACTTTATTTGAGATTCTTTTATTGATTTTGATTCTTCAATATTTTCCCTTGACAAGTCTTCAATTCTTTTATTGTTTTCTTCAGCCATTTTGTTTTCGTATCCTTTCATTCTCTTCGCGAATATAATCCATTAACATAGAAGTGTAAATTTGCCTTTCCCACGGAATCATATTGTCGAGTTCTGATAAACTATAATTATGATGTTGCATCATGGAAAAATTTGTTTGATAGTGATTAGCGAGAGAATCATGAGAAAGGCATATTAGAAAAAAGACTCAAGTCCGGTCAAAATTTCTTCATTTTCTTCTCCGCATTTAGAACATTTGAACTTAATTGTGTATTCCAAAGTGGGTTGAGATAAAATGTATTCTTCAATTTTTTCTAAAGAAGAATGACTAAACGAATCTATAAAGTCTGAGATTTCTTTATCTGTAAAATTTTCAAGGTGGTAAACATTTTCGGAGTCATACACGTTATCGATAACAGCCCGAATCGAGCGTTCCAATGATGTGTCTTTTTGAACTGAAATTGCTTCAGTCATTGATATTGGTTTTAGAACTAATCCAACACTATTTGACAATTGTATTTTATTATCAACTTCTACTTCTGGGTATTTTATTTCGATATCATTTAAATTAATTGTAACTGTGTTTGGAGTAGAACATTTACTACATGGAATAGAAAGCTGTATTTGTTCTCCTACGCTCTTTGATCTCAATTGGAGAAAAATATATTCCATGTCGTAGGAAGTGTTTTTATCCGGATCAAATTTTCCAAAAGTACATGCTACTAAAATTTCTTTTATAGCATTAAGAATTTGATTTTCGTCTTCAGATTCTTGGGCAATCATAAGTATCTTCTCTTCCTTTACAAGAAAAGGACGATACTGTAATTTCTTTTTAGTCGAAGGTACAACTAAACTGTACTTCGGCACTTCTAATACTGGTAATGGCATAATCTATACTAATCTATTAAGCACGCCTCCAATTACATTTTTAACACCACCGATGGAGGAGGCAATCGATCCTTCGGTTTCATAATCTTCGTATGTCAATGTGACATTCAATTTTTGTGTACTGCCCGATGATCCGTTATTCAACTCAATTGTATTAACTGTTACCGGAAAAGCATTCTTTAACTTTATCCCGTACACCGGAATGTTTTGTTGATTCAACTGCTGTATTGTTACATCTGTAACGTATTCTTTTTTGTAACCAACCTGATACGTTTCGGGATTGACTATTAAATCCAGCCAACGATCAAAAAGTTTTTTCATGTGATAGTCATTCGTTAAATGAAAGACAAAGCTCACATCCTCGTTGAAATAACCTTGAGGAGTCTTTACGCTTTGTCGATAATTTAAATGTTGTTTATCCAACGTTTGTATTTGTCTTCCCGGCAAAGAACAACTCTCACAAAGAAGTGCAACGTCTCTTGGATCATTAACGAATTGACTCAATCCAAAGTTACCACTTAAAAGGTTAGTCGCAGCGTTCTGTAAATCCAAGTTCAGAAGAGTCTGAGAAGGTGGATTCATGAATATCGCAAAACGATTTGAGGGAGCCAAACCACTTCTTCGACCAATGACTGACTTAAAGTCGTCGATTGTGGTTGGACTTATGACACCTTGAATTTTTTTGACTAAAGACATTATGCTATGAGTTTACGTGATTTATTCCAAACGCTTTGTCTCTTATTTTTCACAAACCGATCGGTTGGCATAAAGAGTGCGGCTTCCCATTCGCTTGCCGGAACTTCTGAGACTCTTGATGTAATGTGTGATGTAAGATATCTTTTGAAACATGGTTCGAACTCTTTAAGTTTACCAGCACTCGACAAAAGACCATAGGATAATCGAAATTTTGTACTTCGATCATACTTCTTATTTGTCATGTAATCCATTAACTTATCAAAGAAAATCGCTCTTCTTTTTGGATCAAGGTAATGAAGATTCAATCCATAGAAACCCTTTGGTGCTTTATCAACCATAATGATGAGCGGAAACTTATCGTAGTAGGGAAGTGTTTCCTTTGTCTTTGGATCGTAGAAGTACATGAACATTCGGCCAGTGAGAGGTTTATTTACCTTAATCAAATTCTCGTCTTTCAATATCTGATTTCGATTCACATTTGTAATGTTGCTCAGTCTCTTTTGAAACCACTTCAACGACTCTTCGGTACGAGGTGTTACACCTGAACGAAAAGCATCAGCTTGCAATTTATCGAAATACGATTTGGCCATGAATCTATTTATAAGATTAGGTCAACAATTTTATTCCCATTTTCTTTAATGTGTCTTCGGTCCAAATATTAAATATGAATCCGCGATCCTCACAGTATTCCTTTGCCGCATCCCATTTTGAAGTGTTCTTAATATAGGTCATCACTTCGTTCAGGTATGTCTTTGTCTTTTTTGATCGATCTCGTGGAGGAACGGTTTCCTTTTTTGGTTTGATTTCAATCAGATACTCCTTGTCCTTTGTTTTGATATAAACATCCGGATAATAACGATGGAGCTTTTTGTCTGTTTTGCATCGATAAGGAATGATAATCTCTTCGCTTGACCATTGAAGAACACTTGAATTTTCATCACACCAACGAAAAACCTGTCTCTCCCATAGAGATCGAAAGATAACCTGAGTTGGATTACCCTTATACTTGCTCGGATTCTTTACTTTATATCTTCCTTTATACGACATTTTTTCTTATAAATAAGAACAGAATCTATTTATCTATGGCAAAACCACTCTTACTCTCAGGTCTCGGAAAGCAGGCAAATGCGTTAGTTAGAAACGCAAAGTCACAGTTATCATCTTCGGTTTCCGATATCGGAAAGAATCTGTTGGGTAATACTTCAAACTTACCTTCGTTTATAACATCAAGCGACACAAGCGGGTTAGTTTACCCCATTGATCTTCGAGGTCAACCAAATGTCAATATCATTGAATTTACCGCTCATGAAAAAGAGACCAGTGGAGTTAAACAACATCATATCTTTTTTCCATGTCCGGCAAATATCGCTTTTAATGACTCTGCAACTTACAACACAGTCGATCTTGGAGCAATAGGAGGAGGATTAGCAAAGGCTATACAAGAAGGTGGATTTAGTCCAAGTAAAATAGCCGAAAGCATAAAGAGTCAAATTAGTGGCGCCGGCGCAAGTTTCTCAAATGCAGAAATTATATCTGCCGCGACTCAAGCATTACCAGCCCCAGATGCAATTCAAGGAGCGGCGAAGTTGAAGGGTAGAACTCTTTTAAATCCAAACACAAATACCACATTTAGTGGAAACGCGATACGTTCCTTTACCTTTGCATTTAAGTTAATTGCGAGATCTCCCGAAGAATCCGAAATAGTAAGAAAGATTCATTCCAAATTTAGATCATTTGCGTACGCAGATTCTCGATCAGATGAACAAAGTCTTTTATTGGCCTTTCCTCCAACATGGACTATTCGTTTCCTTGATGGAAATGGAAATGAGAATAGATTCATACCAAAAATTTACTCGTGTTACTTAGTCTCGGTTGAATCAAGTTTTAACTCAACAACAAATATGTTTCATGCTGATGGGGCTCCGCTTGAAGTGGATATTAGCGTATCTTATCAGGAAACAAGGGTACTTACAAAAACGGATATTGATGGTCTCGAAGCTGATACTATTGGTGCTAATCGAGGAATTGACGAGAATGGTGTTCCACAAAACACCGTTGGAAACATTACCTTACCTAAAGAAACATCTGTAGAATAATGGCATTTTTTCAACAATTTCCAAAGATACAATACGATCTTCAAGAAACAAACGACTTCACTGAGCGAGTCGATATCTATCGTCATGTTGATGTAGATAATATAAGATCTGATGATTTTACGACCTATCTCTATTATAATATACAAGAAGGAGAAAGGCCTGATATCGTTTCACAAAAGTTGTATAGAACACCAGATTACTATTGGACATTCTTTATCATTAATGACTTTCTTCAATCCGGATTTAACGAGTGGTATAAGTCATATATAGATTTTCATCGAGGTATAGAACAAGAGTATGGTGATCATGGTGCCTTTATCTTTTTACCAAACTTAGCGACTTCATTGTCCGAAATCTCTTCTGCTCTTGATAGTCCTCTTAATAGTCCTCAGAACGATTACACTCGAAATATGATGAATGGATTGGATCTGAATTATGACTATCTTCGTTTTCTTAAGACTGGTACTTCACCGGAATCAACTGCCAAGATCGAGAGATATGACAATTTCCTCTTGCAACTCATAACATACGATGCATCCGATGTGAATTTCTATAACACGAATGGAATATATCAATTTGCATTTTCATCTGACGCCACCGAAACACAAAAATCCTCTTGGCTTGAAATATACACAAACTACCTCAAATCAATTAATGCGATTACCGCAGATGTTGATACTCTCACCGA